TTAGTAATCATAGAAGTTCAGTGCGGTGAGATCACCGAAGAGAACGACATTGTAAGAATGGGACAATAAGGAGAAACTTATGACAGATATATTCGCATCACTGATGAAAGAAACAGGCAATGAGTATGCTGGGATTGTTGACGACGGCGTGGAGGCTGGCGACGTTACTAGTTTTATTGGAACTGGTAGTTATAGTCTCAATGCTCTACTTTCTGGATCCATCTACGGTGGATTACCTGGTAACAAAGTTACTGCACTAGCAGGTGAACCTTCGACAGGTAAGACCTTCTATGCAATGAACATGGTTCGCCAGTTCTTGCGTGACAATGAGAAAGCTTTCGTGTTCTACTTTGAATCTGAATCAGCTATCTCAAAGTCAATGCTGCAAGATCGTGGTGTTGATGTTAAGCGTATCGCTATCATGCCTGTTGCTACCATTCAGGAGTTTCGCACACAGGCCGTGAAAATTCTCGACAAGTACCTTGAGCAAAAGCATGGTGATAGATTGCCAATGATGTTTGTGCTTGACTCACTTGGTAATCTCTCAACTGAGAAAGAGATGTCGGATATCGCAGAAGGTAAAGACACTCGTGATATGACACGTTCACAATTAATTCGTGGCGCCTTCCGTGTACTTACTCTCAAGTTAGGTAAAGCGAACGTGCCATTGATTGTGACCAACCATGTGTATGATGTGATTGGTTCATATGTGCCTATGAAGAAGATGGGTGGTGGTTCTGGGCTTGAGTATGCAGCCTCTTCTATCATCTTCCTCTCAAAGAAGAAAGATAAAGATAAGTCTGATAACTCTATCACTGGCGCTATCATCACGGCTAACTTGAAGAAGGCTCGTCTCACTATTGAGAACAAGAAGGTTGAAACCCTGCTAAACTATGCAGATGGTCTCGATCCTTACTATGGGTTGATTGACCTTGCTGAGAAGTTTGGTATCTTCAAGAAAGTATCAACTCGATTTGAAATGCCTAATGGTGATAAGGTATTTGAATCGGTGATTGAAAAGAATCCTGAAAAGTATTTCACTAAAGAAGTCCTCGATCAGATTGATGAGGCCTGCAAGGGTGAGTTCTTGTATGGTAAGTCAAATGTAACAACTGTGGAGGAAGAAAATGCTTGATATAGGTAAAGACTATAGGTTTCGTGACGACCTACATAAACCTGGTGAAGTCGGCGACACGATACCAATTGAGGTCTTGACAGGCCCTTATAAAAATGTTATATATCGTTATGTGAAGATTGGTGTGAAAGAGAAGGAAGATGGCGAGGCTGTTCTTCAATTCATCTATGAGATCCTTGAGATGGGAGATCATACCGAAACTGCATTAAGGAATGATAAGAGATTTACTGAACATATCGGTATCATACTCAATCATTTAATTTTGGAAACGCTGGAGGGAAAAGATGATGTCGCTGGAGAAAACTATTCTGAGGAACCTGATAGCCAACGAAGACTATCACCGAAAGGCCCTTCCATTCATCAAAGATGAATACTTCAACGGAGAGGACAAGATCCTCTTCAAACAAATTGACAAGTTTGTAAGCAAGTACAATCAGCGCCCAACCATTGAAGCATTGACAATTGAAATCGACGCCATGAATGGTGTCACAGAAGATGAGGCTAGGGCGTGTAAAAGCGCCCTAGCTTCTTTCAATATTCATGCTGAGGTCAATGAGCAATGGCTGATTGATAGTACAGAGAACTTCTGTCAAGAGAAAGCCATCTATCAAGCGATGATGAGAGCTATTGATATTATGAACAACAAAGATAATGCTTTACAGAAGGGTGCTATACCGTCTTTGCTTACAGAAGCTTTGGCTGTATCGTTTGATCCTAACATTGGGCATGACTACTTCGAAAACTCAGATGAGCGTTTCGATTTCTATCATCGTGTTGAAGAGCGTGTGCCCTTTGATCTCGATTTCTTCAACAAGATCACCAAGGGTGGTTTGCCTAAGAAAACTCTGAACATCGCTCTTGCTGGTACTGGTGTCGGTAAGTCTTTGTTCATGTGTCACTGTGCTGCGGCTAACATCTCTGCTGGTTTGAACGTACTCTATATAACAATGGAAATGTCAGAAGAGAAGATTGCAGAACGTATCGATGCCAATCTTCTCAATGTCGATATCCATGACCTTGAGAAGCTATCGAAAGATATGTACGACAAGAAGATGAGTACTGCGAAGGCGAAAGCGCATGGTAAGCTAATCATCAAAGAATATCCAACCGCTGCGGCCGGATACAACCACTTTAGGAGTCTGTTGAATGAGCTTAGACTTAAACGAAACTTTGTTCCTGATATTATCTACATCGATTATCTTAACATTTGCTGTTCTTCTCGCATTAAAGCTGGATCGAATGTCAACTCTTACACGCTCATCAAGTCAATCGCGGAAGAGCTACGAGGTCTGGCAGTGGAGTTCAACGTACCAGTACTCAGTGCAACACAAACAACCAGAAGCGGATTTGCCAGCTCAGATGTCGAACTCACAGACACCTCAGAATCCTTCGGGCTCCCGGCCACCGCAGACTTGATGTTTGCTTTGATGACCAATGAGACATTGGAAAAGCTTGGGCAGATTATGATTAAGCAGTTAAAGAACCGTTACAACGATCCAACAAGCAACAAAAGATTTGTGGTGGGGGTTGACAGAGCGAAGATGAGACTGTATGATGTAGAACAATCAGCACAGATCGATATCATGGATTCTGGGCAATCGGAACAAGTAACTTCAAATAACTACTCCTCTAACAAGGACAAGTTTAAGAAACTAAAGGTGTCGTAATGAAAATGACTATCGAAGGATTTGTAATATACTGCCCCCATACTCAAGGGTATTATGCTCATCATACCTTTGGTGTGACTCCGATGGAAGCATGGGTACGCCATTGTCGATCAACCTATGATGATAAAGATATCTCAAGGAAGATTCAGGCTTGGCATGATCGTGGATATAGACTGAGAGATGCAACACTTACCATTCATCTAGGAGAAGATGGAAATGAGTTACAAGGGAACCCCAGCATCAAGCCAAATAATCTGGCTGGAGCAGAGAGTTAAAGAACTTGAATCGCAATATGATATCACTCTTGGTGCTATCAGAGTTGGCGTTGAACGTATCGAACAACTCACTTCTGGCCCTGGCGGCATCATGGAAATGAAGCAGACCATCGCAGACAAAGAGAAGCATATCTATTATTTAGAAGCGATTTTACGCGACATACAGTTATATTCTATGGATCCTTGGGCACAAGAACAAGCAAGCCAGGCAAAAGTACCACTAAATTGGACCGAAAACTATGGGCAAGGTTCTGAACCTTGGTTAAATAAGGAGTAAGGCATGTCTTATCAAAACGAATCACACGCATACCCAGCACCAGTCGTTGATTGGGGTCTGAGAACATATCTCGTTGGTGTGTTCAATCATATGGGAATCGCATTGCTAATCAGTGCGGTTGTCAGCGCATACATTGGTCTGTCACCTGAGATTGGTGCTGCTATTTGGGGAACGCCATTCAAGTGGGTTGCTATCTTTGCGCCTCTTGCATTCGTGTTTCTGTTCTCATACATGGCAGATAGTATGTCATCAAGCACAGCAAGGACCATGCTCTATTGTTTCTCTGCTTTGATGGGCCTGAGCCTTAGTAGCATCTTTATGATATTCAAGCTGGGCAGCATTGCTAATGTGTTCTTCATTAGTGCCGCAACATTTGGTGCTACTGCATTGTATGGCTACACCACCAAGCGCGACCTGAGTAGCATGGGATCGTTCCTTATGATGGGCGCTATTGGTTTGATGATTGCTGGTGTCGTCAATCTGTTTCTACAGAGTAGCGTTATGGCCTTTGCCATCAGTGTTATCGGTGTTCTTATCTTTGTTGGCTTCACCGCATATGACATGCAGGATATCAAGGAGAAGTACTACGAACTAAATGACGATGAAGAAATCCGCAAGGCTGGTATCTTTGGCGCTCTCAATCTTTACCTAGACTTCATCAATATCTTTGTGAACCTGCTTCAGTTGTTGGGAGATAGAAAGTGAAACTTGCTTGGTTATGTTATCTACATGATGAAGAAGATTTGCTACCAATTATTCGTTTCGAAGAACCAGAGCGTTGGATATATCGCAAGATTGTGCCTATCGTCTATGCGATATTAGAGGTTGACAACGATGAATAGACGTGGTATGCTATCATTTCTAGGTC